GGATTAATACCTATTGCATCAAATGCTTGTTGTTTAAAATGATTAGCTAATTGTATTCTAGACATTAATCTTCCTGATTGTTCAAGATTTAATGTTTGATAATGATTAAAGTTTGTAGCATTTTCTGTATTTGTAATAGAAGTATCTAATGGCATCATACCAAAATCTTTCATTGCTACATAAGCTTTAGCTAAATTATTTTTACCCCAGTCTTCACCCATAGAGTGACGTGGTAATGCATTTTGATCAAACATAATAACAGTACCTAGCTCATCTACTAATATATCTGCTATTTGATTATTAACCATATTATATCCAATTTGATATGGTTTCATTAAATCTACTAATGATGTTGATCTTGTATTTCTATCAGAAAATACTCTACCTTCAACAGGAAGTTTACAACCATATAAGTTGTTATCTCCTTTAAATTGAAATGGTAATCTTCCTGGTCTAGTTCTATTTATACCAAGATAAATAGGATTAAATTCATTACCTTGTATATTTTCTCTCCAATACGTAGGTAAATTTGGACCAATTTTTACACCACCCCATACTTCATTAATCCATATCCAATCAATATGTTCACCTTGTATTAAATTATCTTTAGTTTTTTCTTTAAATAAATTTGTATTATAAATTGGTTTTTCAGTTATTTTATAAGTCTCATCTATTATTTCTTGTGTTACATCTCCATTCTCATTAATTCTAAGAAGGTGTCCTACTTTTCTTTGAGTTTTCCAATAACACGTTGTAACACGCATCATATCTCCATCACCCCAATTGTATATATCATCACCTTCTCTTAAAATCCAATTAACAATATCTCCACCTGTTGTTGGATCAGAATCCCAATTACTCATAAATTGTCTGTATTGTAAAGATGGTGCGCCAACATTCCATTCATGAGATCTGCTTGTATCATAAAATGAACCATCATTTTGTACACCTGTTTGCATATATCTTGCAGAAATTGCAGGATATATTTTTTCTAAAGACATTAATTGATCTTCTGTCATTAAGTATCCATACTTATCTATAACATCTGCAGGTGACATCATATCACATTTACCTACAAAATTAGAATCTGATATATATCTACTATCAGGAGATTTATGATAAAATGTTAAAACAGGATTCCATAATTCTACATCATAGTCATCCTCCATCATTTTAAAATGCCAAAACTCTCTATCTGAAACAAGCATATCTCTAAATGCTCTTTCTTCAAGTTCATTCATATTAAATCTTTCTTCATCTACAGCAAGGCAATGAGAAGCCCATTCTTCTACTACACTTCTATAATCTTTAGAAAAGAAATCTTCTATTTCTGGTAATGATTTTAAATTTTCTTTTGATAATTTTTCTTTTGCTTCATCAGAATTAGGATCTAATCCCATATCAAGCATTTTTATTAGCATTTTATTTTCTGCATCAGCTAATAAATTTTCTTCTATTTGTAATCTTTTTGCTTCAAGCATTTCATTGTATGATAAATCATCAACTGCTCTAAACTGTACTTTGTGAAATCTTTTAGTAAATTCTCCTGTTAGTACATTAATTACATTTGGTATAATAGGATAAAACTTTAACTCTAATGCTGATTCATCTTCTTGAGTTAAAATATCCATTAAATCTTTATACTCATTGTCTTCTTCAACAATATAATCTTTTTTATCAATAATACCTTTTGCTAATTTATAATTTTTTAAAAGCTTTCTTGCATTTTTTCTAAGGTAATCCATACCTCTCATTTCCATCCAATCAAGGTTCCATGCTGCCCATTCTTCATTTTTATCTTTAGCTTTTATAAACTGAAGAGGTTGTGTAAGACTACTATTAGTTAGTTTGTCTCCATTTAATTTAGCACCATTCTTTATTTGTAAAGCATTATATAATTGCATTTTCTAATATTTTATTTTGATAATATTTTCATCTTGAATATATAAATAAACAAAATGCATATCTCCCATTGTTGTAGTTGTAAACCAATTTTCCATATTTATTTTAAATTTTTATAAGCAGATTTTTTTATTCTATTTTTATGCAGAGCATTTCTCTTACCAATATTTCTAAAAGGTCTCATATTTAATTTATACAAATTTTGTGACTTATCCAAGTTATTTGAGTCTTGATTCTCTCTTCTTTTAGTATATCCTCTGTTTGATTGCTGTATTCTAACAAATGCTACTAATGCTGAGAATGCTACAAGTCTATCCACGTTAAGCCCTGGATAATATTGCATCATTTCAGTTAATAACATTTTATCAGGTATTCTTTGTACTCCAAATGTTTGTGATAATACTTCACCATCACTATTTAATTCTTCATCTATAGCTTCTCTAATATATTCTATTGCATATGAAATTAAATGACTTTTAAATAATGTTCCTGTATTTTTCCAACCATATTCTTGAAATACATTTTGATTAGATCCTAAATCTTTTAAAAATAATATTTGTTGTTTAGGCACTAAATATTTTTGTTTACGTTTAGCAATCATATGCTGTATAAATAATGATATATTATTTTCAACTAATGTCCAAGCTTTATACCATTCTATAATAAGTTCTAGTTGTTCATGTGTTTTGTTTATATCATCATATCTACCACACCAAGATGCAACTATTTTTTCTCTTTCAATAAATGTTTCTGTTTTACCATCTTTATCTGTTCTTGTAACTTCACAAGCATTTTTATATACAAATATACTACATAATGAATCTGATGTAGTAGTTTTACCTTCTGACACAGGGTCAATAGATGCATAATAAGTTCCAAATTCAGGATTAGGAATAGGTCTTTCCCATACAACTAAAACACCTGTTTTATCTTCTAATTTCTTTTTAACAGGAAAATCCATTATAGGCAACTTTCTACTTCTTTTAGCTTCTATTCCATCTTCTGTTCTTTCTAATTCAATATGTTCATAACCATATTCTTTATCTTCAATTCTTTTTAATTGTTTAGATATTAATGCTTGTGGAAATATAGCTGCTTGTCTATATGCAAAAGCTTCTGCAATATTAATTGGTTTCTGTGATATACGTAATTGATATTGTTCAGGAGCTAAATCTTTTTGCCAAGTTGATCTTTCTTCTTTAATTGCATTTAAAGCTTCTTTAATTAATGAATTACCATATTTATCAATATAAGGAGGCATAGACCATTGTTCAGGTATAAATAAACCTGCAACACCAATAGTACCTTTATCATCCATTAGATTAGTTTCTATAGCATATATATCATTTGATTGTGGATTAAGTATCATTTCTTTTAATGGATTACACTGATCAAGATCACCCACAGATCCTGCAGCTATAAACATACCAGTAGTAATCATACCTGATGACATTGCAGGTCTAATATATTCATATGTTTGATCCATCTTAGGAGCAATACCAGCCTCTTCATGAAAGAAATAAGTACAAGGTCCACCTACACCTGTTGTTGCATTTTTTTCAAAAGATGCACCTTGTATTTTTGACATAAGTCCTTTATTAGTTTTTCTATTATTTATTCTAACTTCAATTTTCTGTTCCCATAATAATACCTTCTCTGGTGTGCAAGGTCTATACCATGCAGTATGTTCATTAAGAAATGTTTTATATTCATCTAAAAATTTCCATGAGCCTTTATCATTTATATAATCTTTAAGTGATGCACCCATTTTGCATATAGATCCTTCTTCAAACCAAAATTGATTTATAATTTTTCCCATATGAAAATAAGAAGAAGCTATCTGTCTTTTCTTTAATATTGCTGCATGTTTGTAATGTAATTCTGCTAGTATTTCATATAATGCCATATGATACTGCGCATCTCTTACTTTAGCAAAACCATACTTTTTTTCTTCTTTATCAAAGATTGGTAAAAAATTTAACCACATATAGTAGTCTCTAGTTAAATACCATGTATTTTTTTTACCTACAAATAATACACCTTCTCTACATTTTTCTTTTTCAAAATTCCAATAATTAATGTAATCTTTAGATCTAAATGGTTTATCACAATAAAATCCTTGTGAATTAAATAAGACTGCTTGTTCATTAAACAACAAAGCAGTCTCATCAAAATCATATTCACCTGGTTCTTTAAAAAGATTTAAAAGATATTTAGTATACTCTTCTTTAGTTTTAAATTCTTTATAACCCCATTTACCATCTTGATATTTTGGAATTTTTTTATACATCTTTTATAATAGCAATAATAGCAGCTTCATCAATAATAATATGCTCTTCACCATTATGCATCATTTCTGTAATGTTTATCATTTCAGGCCATTGAATGTAATCACCTTCTTTAGCTTGTTCACATTTAGGTCCTGCTGAAATAATAGTCCCTAAAGGTGGTTGATGTTGTTGTGTTTCTGGTACATAGATTAATCCATTTTGAATTGTTTCTACTTTTGGATCTTGTTTAACTAAAACCCTTTTACCCATTGGAATAATTTTTTTCATTTTGTTGATTTTTAAAATTAATAATTATTGTTATTGTGATCTGTAAACATACTCCAGATTAATAATGTTACTAATAAAAGACATACTAAAATTTCTTGTGTACTATGCATATTTACATTTGATCATAAGCAAGTCCTTGTCCTCCACGTACTTGACTTTTTTGTTCATCTTTCATATCATTATATGCACCTTTAAATGATTGCCTTATCTGTTCAAATTTAGCTGCAGTATTTACCAATGATGTTAAATTACCATCTCTACCATGTTCTATAGATGTAGTTTCCATATATCTTGCTAATCTATCTAACATTGTTTTAATACCTTTATAAGCTCTATAAGTTGGCGTATGATAAAGATCTTCACAAAGCTTTATAGCATTTCTTATAGTTTCATCTTCTGGTGATTCTTCTAATTCTATTTCTTCTATAATTAAATCTTCTTTTTCATGTTCAGGCATATTAAAAAAGGGATTCATATCTGGATCTGGACATGTCATATAAAATACAAATAAATATACTTGCATATATGTATCAGGATATTTATCCATAATACCTTTTAATGATTTAATAGAATAACAATGTTCTGATGGTATTACTTTACCATTTTGTACGTCAAATAGTTTTACTAGCATTGTGGATTATCTTTTAACCACATTACAAGACTAGTTATTTCATCTTTTAAATATGGTAAGTCATACATTTTAATTTCTTTAATTATTGGTTCTCCTTGATCATTATATTTAGTAATAGGATAACCATATTTATTTTCACCTTCTTTTTCAAATGATACATGTTGAATTTGCAACTTGCCTATTTTTAATTTAGGATTATGTTTTTTTATTATATATGCATATAAACTTAATTGTAAGTTATAATGTTTTAGATTACAATCATCAAGATGAGAAACTGGGTTATACATTTTA